TACCGGTTTTCCTGTGCCGTCTTTCAGTACACCTGAAATCTTTACTGCCATATTCACCCCACAAAAAAGCCCGCCTGAACCGGCGGGCTGTCATAACACTGTGTTACCTGGCTAATCAGAATTTATAGCCGATACCCACGATGAAGCCGTCAGTGCGCCAGTCGCCACTGGCGGAACCTTCATAAGCAAGGTCAATAACCACCGTCTCTACGGGACTGAACTGAATCCCGGCATTCCAGGCCGGCGACAGATGACGCGCAGTATGGCCATCACTGGCGGTGGTGGTCTCCTTCACATACCCCGGTTTCACTTCATCACGCCGGTAATCCTGAACACTGTCAGACCAGCGGGTGTACGCCATCCCGGCCATGCCATAGAGACTGACCCGCTCACTGAGCTGCCAGACAGGGCCGGCCATCAGACTGACATAACGACCGCGCAGGCTTTCATAATGGAAGGTATTTTCACCCGTCTTCATCGTGTCACTTTTCTTCACCGATGCATAACTCAGCGCGACAATGCCGCCCAGGTGATCCGTGAACTCATAACGGTATTTCACATTAATCCCTTTTAAATCACCTGCACGCGCACCGGTACCGGACAATGCCGGTACGCCGCCCGGGTGAACCTGAGCATATCCCACGGAAAATGCACCGTGTCCGCTTTCAGCCTGTGCAGGAAAGGCAATTCCTGCCAGCAGGGTAGTAAACAATAATATCGTTGCGTATAAATGCCGCATGATTACCTCTTTGTTTTCAGTCAATAAAAAAGGCACCTCCTGAGGTGCCCGTCCGGGTTAATAAACCGTCAGCTGATACTGATCCCTGCCGTGGATTTTTTCATGACCACAACCAGTAAATCACTGATGTACGTTGTCGGCGTCCAGTTGTTCGCACCGGCCGACGACACATTAAACGTCAGGGTGACATGACCCCGCCCTGCCGGCATATCTATCACCGATGAGAACACCCGGCTGACATCCGTTGCCGGTTCATGGAAAATCTCAACCCCGTTCTTCAGCACCTGCAGCTTACAGGTGGAATACCAGTACGACTGCTGATTCGGGCTGTTGAAATTCTGGTGTTTCGTCCCGCGAAACAGCACCGGGGGAATGATGATCTGCCGGTCGAAGCCCTGGTCATCGTAAACTGTGACGGTTACCGTCCCGCTGGCATAACTGTTATTCCGGGGAAAGGCTTTCCCCACCGTCTTCACCAGGTCGCCTTCAATCTGGTTTGCAGACAGTTTCCCTCTGATGACACAGTTCTCGTTAATGGTGACATTATTGAGCGTGCCGGTATTCGCGGTAATTGCTCCGCTGATATCCGCGTTCCTGGCTGTCAGCTTCCCTTCCGGCGTCAGGGAAAACGTCGGGGGGTTGCCGGATGACGTGATACTCACCGCAAACAGTCGCTTCAGGAACACGTCGTTCATGAACAGCTGATTCCCCTGCGCCACAAATAACGGCGTGCTGTTGCCGCTCTCCGGATTTATCATCGCGATACGGTCAGCCAGCAGCAGTATGTTGCTCAGGGGCTGGCCATCAGTATCCTCAATCCCCGCTCCAATACCGGCAACATAGGGTATGCCATTTTTTGTTTTCTGTACCTTCAGCATGTAAAGTGCAGCAAGGTCATCATTTGTGTCCTTCTGCACGCGCTGTATCTGCTGTATGGTGGCGCTCTGGTCCTCCAGCGTTTTACTGACCCTCTGTGTGATTTCATTGCGGGTTTCGGTGATGGAGGTCTTCATCTCCGCCATCTTATCCGCAAGCTGGCTGTTGTCTATCAGCTCCCACAGCCCCTGAGCCAGATGCAGTTTTCCTATTTTTTCCCGAAACAGCCCCAGATACCCTTCTGCATCATTGCTGGCCCGGCCACTGGCTTCCACAAAAGCAGATTTCCCCACACCCCATCAATCCGCCTTTGTTATTTTCCCTTTGCCTGTATCAGCCAGGACAAAATCAATCAGCATATTCGCTTCATTTACCAGCGTACGGATTTTTGATACATGCGCGGCTTTAACCTGTTTCCACTCATTCAGCCCGGTAGCAAACACACTGGCAATGTTTTTATCCCGTTTCATGTCAGCACAAGCCTGGTTGAGTTCTTCCATCACGCTCATTTTACGGGGATTAACGACAAAACCCTTCGTCCAGTACTCGTAAAGAACATCGTCGCACTCTTCCTGATACCGGATGACCTTATCGCGGATTTCGGGTTTTACTTTGTTGGGATTAATGGTTTGTAGCCAGCCGGCAAGTTTTCGAAGTGGCATGGACACCATATTGCGTTGTTTCCCATCCTCAGCAACCATAACGATTTCCGTTATAGTTGACGCAAAACGCTGTCTTAACTTAGCCAACTGTGATTGCCAGGCCAGCCCCATCCCCGCAACGACAGGTTTCATGGGAACGTATGGTTCGCCATTATGGTTAACTACATAAAGAGAGTTGCCGTGAAACGGCACGGCCATCATATTCATCGGTTATTTCCTTTTAGTGATGAACCTTGTCTCACAGGAATCCAGCCCACAGAAAGGCACCGACAGCCAAACCGGTATCCTCAAGGGTCATCCTGAAAGGTTCTGTGTTGTGAGATGCGCGTGAGATGCGCAGAAATGACAAAGGCATCATTACGGTGCCTGAGTGTTAAACAACTGTTTTGACTTTATTCACTTACATTTTGCCAATTTGCAGGATTTCGTGTTATCAATCCATGTAAGCAAACCTCATTTTTCAGCAAAATATTCTGCTTATCTGTCGATTCCCCAGCACGCCAGCGCGCTCTCCTGGTCACGACGGGATACCTGACCGTAACAGTTATTTGAGCGAATACGGCAGTCCCTGCCACCGTCCTTAATCCACCAGCGAATCGCTTCGCAGGCACCTTTTCGATCACCTGCATTAATTCGTCTGTAAAACGTCGACGGGAAACACTTACCGGGACCAATGTTGTACGGACAGAATGACGCGATCCCCGCTTTCTGGGGTTCGGTCAGCGGCACTTTGATGTTTTTCTCCACCCATGCCAGCGCCTTATCACGCTCAATGGCGTTAACCTGGTCGCATTTTTCCTTCGACAACTTCATGCCCGGGACGACAGGTTTACCATCCACCAGGATGGCACCGCGGCAGATGGTCCAGATACCCGTACCATCACGGTATGCTGTGGTGTGGTTACCTTCCTTTTCATCCAGAAACTGGTCGAGGATTTCAGGCGCAGACGCCCCTGCACCAATCAGCGCCAGAACGGCAGCCGACAGGCCGTATCTGATTTTTGCGTTCATGGATATTTATCAGGATTTATCGATTTCAAATCCCTGGATATGTTAAGTCTTCAGGCCAGCGGTGGAGTCTTCAGAGAACCCGTAATTATTCCCGGTAGTTTTCCTCTGTAGGTTATCAACACATCCTGCGCCTCTAAAATGATGGGCCGCTTTTCCGGCAACGGACCATCCCCTTCACATAACCCGGCAGCAACATCCATGAAAAACTGCTTCGCCTGCTTTTTCGCCTCAGCTTCGTAAAACTCCAGCGTGGCACCTTCAGTACGGTCAAGACTAATCGCCACATCTGGCAACAACAGTGACGGATACCCACCAATTTCCAGTGCCACAGTAACAGTAATCTTATCCGGGTAATTATTTATCCCTTTAACAACCAGTTCGTATTTTTTCTTCATCGCTTTACTCTCCCCGCGCCGCCTTACGCTTATCTTCTTTAATCTTGAAATAAAGGTTTGTCAGATACGTCAGCAGGCCAAACAGCAGACTCCCCAGCACACCTATCGCCACCCACTGGGACGGAGAGACTTTGTCCAGCAGCTGCAGTAACCAGTATCCCGTCCCCACCGCTGACGTGGTGTATGACACACCCGTTGTGATTTTTTCCATCTGATGTATGTCTCCGTCACCGCCGACAGAAAATGAAAGTAAAGGAAAACAAAAAAGCCGCCAGTGTCACCCACTGACGGCCAACTCCGGGAGCCGTGATTATGGCATTCAGGCTCTGCTAAAAATGCCAGATAACATTCCGGCCTCCCCCGATTCAGGTTATAAATGACACAATATCTTGACAACATCCGTCACTGTCTGTCAGAAAATGTACTGCCATATAGAAGCAACATGTGAAGTACATCTATCCTTTTGAGCCAGCACCTCTCCACCGAAAGTCAGTGCTGGCTGTTTTTTTCCTTAATAAAGCATCTGTAACTGAAACAATCCGCATATTGATAATATATTGACAGGCATCATTGCTGTCTGTGAAAAATAAG